TGTAAGGGTCGAAAAAATTGTTTTTATCGCCGTGTGTATCATTTCAACGGCTCTATATCTGAAGTACTCTAGAAGTAAACGTTCGCAGTTCCTGCTGGAGCAACTGTGATCTTTTCAAGACCAAGCTCTTTCACAAGAATAATGTGATAGTACAAATCAGCACCAAAGATGTTATCAACTACACCATAACGTGTCAGCAATCCAACGCGAGGAGCGAAATCATTCGGTCCAATGGTACGTTGAATCATGATTGGAATGTATGGGCAGTAGATGAGGCCAGTGTCGTAGAATTCTGGTCCTTTGTAGCCGAGTAGAACATACTCGACACGTCCGGATCCGAGAGCTCCACCATTATCACCACGCTCAGCTGCGCGGCCTTTGGCTCCTCCACCTTCGTATTGTGCTTCAGTGCGTGTATCACGATATACGTTGAATCGTCCACCCAAGTTACCGACGCGAGCTACACCAACAGGTTGTGTGTTAACATTTCCTTGTACTTGCATCCACTGGAATTCAGGGAGCATCTCAAGGATTGCACATACACGCGGTGTGGCGATCAAGAAATTAGCAGCACCACGGCGGTTGCGAATCGCAATCCGGTTGGCTTCAACAATGATCTTAGCATAAAGATCACGGTTACGTTCAGCCATCCAACGAGCATCGGCAGTGGATGGATTCCATACACTATAACCTTTGCCTTTGCCTGCGTTAAGAGCCACTTGAACCATTCTCATGAGCATTTCACGATCGATTTCGGCTTGAATTTCATACGACATAGCGTTTGTTAATTCATTGTCGATATCGATGCCGTTCATGTTCTTAAGATCTTGTTCAAGTTCAACACTCCAACGAGCAGCTAATCTACGTGTGCCTGCTTCTACAGAGGTCTTTTCAAAAGAAACGACCATCTGTGGAATATCACCTGTCAGTTCGAACTCTTCGAGAAGACGAGCAACACCAGTGTCGGTACCAACCATTTCGAAGTCATCATTGCCGCTAAGTGCAGCAGAGCTAGCTCCTGTGAAACGGGTGTCAAGATAGTTGTAACCAACTTCTTGTTCGTCAGAGTGAAGAGATGGATCAATTTCACCACCTACATTACCAGGACGATTACCGCTTGGTGTGAAGTCTTTTCCGTCAACACCTGTACCGAGAGAATCTGCTTCGTAACGATAACGAAGAGCAAACGCAAGACCAACCGGACCGCTCATAGGTTGAACACCAACGATTTCGTTAGTGATCAATTCAGGGAACGTACGACGGATCATTGGAATCAAGATTTTAGGAAGACGAGCATCACCGGTGGCATAGTTGTCACCTGCTGGAGTCATTGCTCCGCCGAATCCCATCGATGATGCTGAACCAAATACACCACCGTTACCGGCGACGTTTGCTTCATTAATACACCATGACTCTTGGTTTTCCAATAGTACAGCTGTAGAGTAACGGGTGTGATCATCTTCGATTGCAGCGACATTGTCAGATTTGTAGTCCAATACTGGAGCCCACTTTTCTAACAGCTTGTCTGCACGAACTTGATCAACGTATGGAGATGGGGGTTTAACAGAAGTTACACTCATTTTATTTCTCCTTTGACATTACACATACTCAGGTTTACACCTCAACTTTAAATTAAAACTTACTCAGCTCAGACATGTAATCAAATGCATGATTTGCTTGATTTTCATTCTCTGATTGAGTATTTGTTTGTTTAGATTCTTGTACAATCGACTTCTCTGGGCGATCGATTTGAGTTCTTCCACGAGAAGCTTGTTTTTTTGCTTGTTGAATTTTATCTTCTTCAGTCTTTTCAAATAACTTCAGAGTATAATCAAAATTTTCTTCAATAAAATCTAGAGGCTTATTACTAAGCACTCTCGTAATATATTTCTTTTTCACTGTAGGCAAACCAGCAGTCTTTTCTTCTAACAATTTTTCTCGCTGCATACTTTCCAATTGCAATTTCAATTCAGTGTTTTCTGTATTTAATTGCTGTGTTTTAGTAGTAGATTCTTGAATTTGTTTTTTACCATCAATTATTGCCGATCGGATGCTTTCTTTACTCAACGCATCATTTACCGCTAAAAATTTACGCATTTCAGTAAGTTGTCGTTCAGCTGTTTTATTCTCAACAGCTTGTTTGATGTCATCAGCTGGAATGGTGTTCTCAATATATAATTCTAAATAATTACTGATACGATCCACTAAGTCACTTTTAAACTCAGCGGCTTCTTCAACGACATCGCTACCATACTTTTTAGCTACATTTATGAGCTTTTGTGTATGATTTTCTGTTATTGCTTTAACTACACGATTGAGTTTAT